TGGAGCTGAAATTGAACCATGCGAACGGCAATGTTGTGCAGGTTGCACGAGGCAGTGTCAGTATCGATGTGGTGTGAAATAAGCAGAAAGGAGCCAGCCTCCGGCCGGGGCAAGGGTATACCGGGCTTCTGAATGGCGAATAGAGGGAAGAAAACAATGGACGTAGAGAAAAGAGAACTTACATTCAGTGTACAAGGTGAATTTATCACCAATATAGCCAGAGAGTGGTTTTATCTGGAAGGAAAACCATTCGATAAAGTCATGGAGCTTCTCATGGACTGTATGTCTGGTACAGATGAAACGGAAGCACAGATCAAAAGGCATGCGGAAGATATCCTTCTTGGACGGGCAGCCCTGAAAGGTAATACTGGAGATGGTACTTATCGTCTTGTGGTATATGAGCCGGGAGAAGAAGAGACGCTTCCGAAAAGCATGGACATTTGGCGGGAAGTGAAAAAGAGAAAAGACGCAGAAGAGAGCCTCCGAGATATGGTGCAAAAATGGAATACTGCGAGGGAATGCATTCCAGAAGACATACAAAGAGCAATCAGAAGAGAACTTGATGAGGAAACAGAGGAAGACAGAAGATTCTCTATGCTGGATGATTTTCTTGAAAGAATGGCGGATGAGGAAGAACATACGACTGCAGATTATGGTTGGCTGGAACCGAACGGAAAATTTCACGAGGTTGACTGGAGTAATCATCAGGATTGGGCTAATAACTACGTGAATAAGAATTTTCCAGACGAAGTTATGAATACAGATCTGGACATTCAGCGAAAATGTGATGTAGGGCTGTTCGGGGCCGCGGATTGGCTCGTAGAACGAGGATGGGTTCTACTTCACAATCCGGGCATGGGGATTGCAACTCCGACCAAGAATCCGGCAAGAGAGTTCACAAAGGCGCAGAAAGAGTTCCTCTACGATTATTACATGGAGAGAAATCGTGAGAATGAGGCAAATGCAATTTGGGAGGAATAAGGATGAAACATACATTGAAAAGGGTTCCGGAGGTACTGCCATGAAAAAGGAGACACCAGAACAGCAGTTAAATTTGCTTTGCAGACTTATAATCCGTGAACGTGATAATTGGAACTATATCAACGAAAACAGCTGCAATGATCCGTTCTGGCCGGATGGCTGCAATATGAATCTGACGAGAAATCATATTATTTCTTACAAGAGAGATATTGCAGAGTTATGTGAAGAAAACGGAATGCCGCTTCCGGAAGAATATTTTTTGAAGATTCCACCGGAAGTTGATGATAATTATATGGCAAATCTGAAACAAAAAGCTCGTGTTGAGCGGTTAAAACAGCAGGGAGATAGATTAAACCAGAAGAAACAGAAGTTTGTTGATGATGGACAGTTGGAATTTTGCTGAGGAGGAAAAGCGAGTATGAAATTATTAAAAGTAAAAATCATCGATGATCAATTAAAAGAATACGGATTTCATAAAGTGCAAGAGAATAGAGACGAGATCACATATGAAATGAATTACACACATGGTACAAAGAAAATGGTTAAAGTCACATTTTATGGAGTAATGGTGTATATTTGCCCAGAAGAAGCAGACTATTTAATTCCGGCATTTCTTACGATGGATGAAATGAAGATGTTTCAGAACAAGATTAAAGAATTTAGGAAGAACAGAAAGGGGCATGGCAGATGAATGGTGAAGGATATCGCGATCCAACCGCAGACAAAGCAATTCGAAACGCCGTCCGCCTGCCGAGGCCAATCTGGAACGTGGTCAAGGCTGTGCGGGAGGTTCTGAACGTGTCGCATCTGGAGTTGGTTGAGATCAGAATGAGAGACAGGACAACCGGAAAAGAACACACATGGGGAGGTGATACCAATGGAGAAAAAGGCACTGGAGCAGTACATAGACGCGTGCGAGCTGATAAAGGAGACGGAAAAGGACATTCGACGGCTGAAAAAGAAGCGGCAGACCATCGTGCAGACGAACGTATCCGGGAGCAATCCGGATTTTCCGTACAATCCGCAGCACTTCAAAATCGCGGGGACAGCGTTCACTTATGAGGAGGATGCCCGCCTGCGGCATGAGGAGAAGATTCTGGAAGAGCGCCGGGAGCAGGCGCAGCGGCTGAAAGTGGAAGTGGAGCAGTGGATGAACCACATTCCACAGAGGATGCAGCGGATCATCAAGTACAGAGTCTTCGAGGAGATGAGCTGGAGCCAGGTGGCAAGTAAACTGGGGCGGAAAGCTACGGAGGGCAGTGTGAAAATGGAATTTCAAAGATTTTTCGAGAAAGAGTAAACTTTGTTACGTTTGTTACATATGTTACGATTCAAAATGTTATAGTGTATCATGGAAGAACGGCAGGAAGGGTTTCATCTTTTCTTTACCTCCTTGTGAATGTATTTTGAGCGGCGGTCAGGTGTTACAGCTTGACCGCTGATTGGGCGGCATCAGCCCGTGGAAAAAGTCCGAATGATGTACGATGTTGAACGAAGCCCCCAGACATCTGAACTGAGAGCGATGCACCGCCTTAGAGAGATTGACAAGGCCTGCTTGAATTTTATAGTTATGTAGTGCCATAACTACAAAAAACGGTAGGAAGTGCTATTGGAACGTAGCTCAAGGAGAGCGCAGAGACGCCGGCACGAGGCGCAGGTTCGAATCCTGCCGTTCCAACTCTCCAGTGGATGGAGATTCTCCGATTTGTTACTCTTATACAAGGATTCCTCGCAGAGATGCGGGGAATTTTTGCGTGCAGAAACAGAAAGGCGGTGTTGCAGGATGGCAAAATTGACTGCAAAGCAGCAGAGATTTGTTGAGGAGTATCTGATCGACCTGAATGCAACGCAGGCCGCGATCAGAGCTGGCTATAAAGCAGGAAACTCACAAAGAGCCAGCGAAATAGGAAATGAATTACTCCAGAAAACTCCAGTTTCAGAAGCGATTCAGCAGGCAATGGCCGAAAGGTCAAAAAGGACAGGTATCAACCAAGACAGAGTAATCCAAGAACTGGCGCGAATAGCTTTTGTGAATCCGCAAAAAGTAATCAATTCTGAAGATGCTTCTATTCGAGCAGATGCCACAGAAGATGATTTGGCATGTATTCAGTCAGTAAAAGTTAAAACTATGGATGGTGAAAAAGGATCGTCAGTTGAAAGGGAAGTCCGATTAAATGATAAGATGAGAGCACTGGAGCTTCTTGGAAAACACCTTGGTATGTTCAAGGATAAAGTTGAGCTGGATACAGATATGGATCTCAACATCACAATTAATTACGGAGAGGACGATTCCGGATGAACATAAACGTCCAGATGAACCCAGGCTTCAAAGAAGTTGACCGCAGCCGAAAACGGTATATTGTTATGAAAGGCTCTGCCGGATCGGGGAAGAGCGTTGATACGGCGCAGAATTATATCCTGCGGCTGATACAGGATCCGGGAAGAAATCTTCTATGCGTTCGAAAGGCGGACGTGACAAACAGGGATAGCACTTTTGCAGAATTGCAGGGTGCTATTTTTCGTATGTTTGGGGAGCAGTATAAGAGATATTGGCACATCAACAGCTCCAACATGATTATGGAGTGTAAGATCAACAGGAATCAGATCATTTTCCGTGGAGTCAATGATGAGAAACAGCGTGAAAAGCTGAAATCCATTACTTTCAAGCGTGGAAAGTTGACCGATGTGTGGATTGAAGAAGCCACGGAAATTACGCAGGCGGACTTCGAGATCATTGATGACCGTCTCCGTGGTGAACTGCCGGATGGACAGTTCTATCAGATACGGATGACGTTCAACCCGGTATCGGCGTACCACTGGATTAAGCGTGTGTTTTTTGACCGGTCAGATCCGGATGTTCTGACACATCAGTCAACCTACGAGCAGAACCGCTTTATCGATGATGCCTACCGAAGACGTATGATGCGGCGTAAGGAAGTGGATCCAGAGGGGTATCGGGTATATGGCCTGGGGGAATGGGGCGAGGTCGCCGGACTGATCCTCAAAAACTATGTTGTCGAAGAATTTGACTGTTCACCGGAACGATTCGATTACATGGTCAATGCACAGGATTTCGGATTCAATCACGCCAATTGCATCGGTGAGGTTGGCTTTAAGGATGGTGAGTTGTATCTATGCCGGGAACTGTACGTGTATGAGATGGACACGGACGAGATCATCCGGCTGGCGGAGGGGCAGTTCAACAAGCGCCTGCGCATGTGGTGCGATTCTGCGGAGCCGGACCGTATCAAGATGTGGCAGAAGGCGGGATACCGCGCAAAAGGCGTGCAGAAGGAGCCGAACAGCGTGCATGCCCAGATAGATTACCTGAAACAGCACAGAATCCATATTTACCCGTCCTGCGTCAATACAATAAAAGAAATTCAGCAATGGAAGTGGAAGAAGGATGAGCGTACCAACACTTATCTCGAAGAGCCAGTTCCATTTTTTGATGATGCCATGGCGATGCTTCGATACTCCATTGAGGAAGAACGCAAGGCGAAACCACGGCTGAACAGAAAGGTGAAAGGAGGGATATAGAAGTGCGAACGAATTTGTATAGGCTACCGTCGGAAGAGACGCTGACAGATGCCAAATTGAACGAATTTATCATGCGGCATTCCGGAGAGTGCGCATTTAGATACAGCATGCTGCAGGAGGCCTACGAGACGGATTACCCGATCCTGCATGAGCCGTTAAAGCCCAAGTGGAAGCCGGACAACCGGATCATGGTCAACTTTGCGAAATACATCGTGGATACGATGAACGGCTTCTTCATCGGGCATCCGATCAAACTGCAGGTAGACGATGGAAACGAAGCGGTTGAGAAATATGTTGATTTTCTGGATCAGTATAATGATCAGGACGATAACAATGCCGAACTGTCCAAGATCTGCAGTATCTTCGGCAAAGGCTATGAAATGTATTACGTAGATGAGAACGGAAATATCGGTATCACCTATCTGAGCCCGCTGGATGCATTCATGATCTACGACGATTCCGTGCTGGAAAGGGAACGATATTTCGTGCGGCTGTATTACGATTCGAATCAGATCCTTCATGGAAGCGTATCGGACGAGACGAAGGTCCGCTGGTTTACAATCAAAGGAAAATTACTCTGGGATGCAGACGAGAAGATACACGGCTTCGACGGCGTTCCGGCATCGGAGTACGTAGAAAACAAGGAGCGTATGGGAATCTTCGAGCCGGTCCTTACGATGATTAATGCATACAACAAGGCGATCAGCGAGAAAGCCAATGATGTTGACTATTTCGCGGATGCCTATCTCAAGGTTCTTGGTTCCAAGCTGGAAGAAGACGATGTGGCGCATATCCGGGATGACAGAATCATTAATTTCGACGGGGACACCGAACGGTTGATTGTCGAATTTCTTCAGAAACCGGATGGTGATACCACGCAGGAGCATCTGATCGATCGTCTGGAAAAGCTCATTTTCCATATCAGCATGGTGGCCAATATCTCGGATGAGAATTTTGGCACCAGTTCCGGCATCGCCATGAAATATAAGCTGCAGGCAATGAGTAACTTGGAAAAAACGAAAGAGCGGAAATTTACCAGCGGAATGAACCGGAGGTATCGTCTGATTTTCTCAAATCCGGTCTCAGGAATGAAAAAAGATGACTGGGTGAAGATCCATCCACACTTTACGCCGAACTTCCCGGCAAACCTGCAGGAAGAGGCAGAGATCGCGAAGAATCTGGAAGGCGTTGTCAGCCAGGAAACACAGCTGGGCGTGCTGTCTATCGTGGATAATGCACAGGACGAGATTAAGAAAATCGATGCTGATCAGGATAAGATGAGAGCGGATCCTGTGATGGAGCAGATGTTTGGCGGCGGTGGACAGGATGACGAGTAAGGAATACTGGCAGAAGCGTGAGACGGAGCATGCTAAGAAGAATAAGATGGCGGAGCAGGCCTATGCAGAAGAGATCCGGAAGACCTATGCATATATGGCAGACCAGATCCAGAAGGAGATCGATGGATTTTATGCAAAGTACGCCACAAAAGAGGGAATCTCGCTGGCGGAGGCAAAAAGGAGAGTTTCCAAGCTTGACATCGAAGAATATGGAAGGAAAGCCGCAAAATACGTCAAAGAAAAAGATTTTTCTGATCAGGCGAATGAAGAGATGCGGTTGTACAATGCGACCATGAAAATCAATCGCCTGGAGCTGCTGAAAGCCAATATCGGGCTGGAAATGGTATCCGGCTTCGACGAACTGCAGAAATACTTTGATCAGACGCTGACACAGCAGACAATAGAAGAATTTCGCAGGCAGGCGGGCATTCTTGGCAATTCTGTGCAGGAAAACGGGAAAATGGCGCGGGCAATCGTCGATGCGTCATTCCATAACGCCACCTATTCCGACCGGATTTGGATGTATCAGGATATGCTGAAAGCAGAGCTGGACAAGCTGCTGAAAACAGGGCTAATCCAGGG